GTACAGCCAGCCCTGGACGAGACTCAGGTCGGTCGCGTCGATCCGGTACGCGGTCCCCGTGCCGTCATGAAGGGTGAACCGGGGCATCAGGCCGTCGCTACGATGAGGCGCATGCGAGTGTTCACCGGTCCTGACGGCCCGAATGGCCCGAGGGGATCTGCGGCAAGGAAACCGGAACGTTCGTCGTCCAGAGCCGCTACGGCCGTGACGTGCCCGAGCCGGTCCCGCTGCTGTGCACGAGACCTGACTCGCACGACCCGGACGAGCCCTGCTCCACCGAGCTGACCTGGTGGGAGTAGGGTTTCACGTCGCCTTTCACCCACGCCCGCAGGTACGCCTCGCGGTGCCGGGGGTTGTCCCAGTCGAGCTTGCCGGACTCGAGCAGGTCAAGAAGCCGCGGGTTCACGGCCTCACCACGCCCAGCCCGTACTTGCCCGGCATGTTCTCCCACGAGAGTCCCGCCTCCGCGCAGTACTCGCCGAGCGCCTGCCGGACAGGGGGAACGGTCCCGGTCCAGTCGTAGCCGGGCCATCCGGTGAGGTCCGTGTCGTGCAGCAGCGCGACACCGCCGGGTACCAGCCGGGGCATGCAGGCCCGGAGCTCGGCCAGGGTGTGCCCGTACTCGTGTGACGTGTCGATGAACAGCACGTCGTACCCGCCGGGCAGCGCCGCCCGGACCGCCGGGTGCATGTCGTCGCCGCGGATGAAAGTCCACCGGGGAGTGCCCTTCCAGGGAAGCATGCCCTGGGGGTCCCGGGTCACGTCCGCGATGTCACACGACCAGACGTGGCCGCCGGCGGCTTCGGCGGCGGCGAGGAACGCCAGCGTGGAATTCCCCTGGCGGGTCCCCAGCTCCAGGACGCGGACCCCCGGGTATGACCTGGCCGTCTCGTAAAGGAACGGCAGGTACTCCCGGATGTCGCTCCGCCGGCTGAGCCGGTCCAGGTACCCGTCGTAGAGCGTGCTGACCACTCCGGTCCCGTCGAAGGTACGCGCCAGGGGCATCAGCGGAGATTTTCTTCCAGCCGGGCGAGCACAGGCTTCCAGAACACCTCGAACACGCGGTCGGCGTCGAACTGCACGGCGAAATCCCTCGCGGGCTTCTTCGGGAGGGTGCCGTCCTCGCGGGCGGTGAACGCCGCCTCATACGCCTGCCAGATGTCTTCTATGTCGGGGCGTTTCCACCAGGCCTGGTGGCCGTCCGTCCAGAACGGGGTGCCCGAGACCAGCCAGCCCGCACCGCACAGCTCGGTCATCGCGGATGCGTCCGTGGTGATCACCGGAATGCCGCACGCCTGGGCTTCTATCAGGGGCAGCCCGAAGCCTTCCGCGTAGGAGCACATGGACAGCACGTCCAGGCCCCGGTACCAGGCCGCCATCTGCTCCCTGGTGATGATCCCCGCGTCGTAAAGGTAGCCGTCGGGGAACGTCACGGCCTCGGTGATGCCCAGCGATCCTGCCATCGCGGCCAGGTTCAGCCCGGGAACCGCCGCGGGGGTGCTGTGGACGGCCAGGAAGCTGTCCGGGTGCTCCGCGTGGAACCGGGAGAACGCGAGCAGCTGCTCAGCGAATCCTTTCCTGTTCAGGTCCCGGTTCATCGCGCACAGCCCGATGACGAACGTCTCATCAGTGACTCCGGGGATGGTGTCCCGGTAGGGCCGCGGGTCACCGGGGCAGAACACGCTGGTATCAACAGCAAGAGGTATGTAAGAAGGCTCCGTGCCTTCCCCGGTGAGGACGTGATGCCCGAAACCGGACATCGCGATCGGGTGCCCTCCTCCCTCGCGGAGCACCATGGCATCCCCTTTGGCCAGGGGATTGCAGTCCACGGGGAACCAGTGCGCGACGTTAATCTGCGGCAGGCCGGGGGCGCATCTGGCCAGCCCGAACACGTCCGCGAGGGTGATCGTCAGGTCGGCCTTGAAATACTCGTGGTTGCGGATGATGACGTCGTTGCCGGCGCTGTCGCGGGCGCACCCGAAGACGGGGAAGGCTTCCCATTCCAGGACCGAGGCCCCGAAGGAGTACGGGGCGCTGATCAGGATCTCGTTGCCGAGGGAGGCTATCCGGGGGACGAACAGGGCGGTCTGGACGCCGTACCCGCTGGAATTCCACGGAGCGTTACCGTGCCACACCAGCCTCATCAGTCACACGCCTCCGGGTCCTGCGGTTGCTGCTGCTGTGCCTGCGTCATCATCACGGCCAGGAGAGTGTTCAGGTACTGGGTTACCAGGCGAAGGGCAGGTCCTTCGTTAAACCCGGCGGCGAGCAGGGCGGCGTAGAAGCCGTGCAGCCCTGCTGCCATCGGTGACCAGTCCGCCTGGTCCGCGCTGAACGGGTCGGGGGGCATCGGGGCGTCGTTCAACTCGCGCCCTCCGGCTCATCAGGGTCCCAGGCGTCTTCTGGCCAGATACAGCCCGGCTGCTTCCACTCGGGCCAGTACTCCACCTCGGCACGCTGTCCGTCTCCGGGGCCGGCGCGGACCCATACCTCGCGCCTGACGCGGTTGCAGGCCCTCTGGTGAAGTCCCCCGCAGTCCGGGCAGGCTTTCTTCTCGGCGAAGGCTTGCCGGGCTTCGGCCTTCTGATCACGGGTCAGGGCCAACCGGGGAAGCCTCCAAGATCAAAGGGCGCAGCGAGGAAGGTGACGCAGAGATAACGATTTAGGAAGGTGGTCACACGTCCCCCGGTGCCGGAGGCAAGCGAACGCAAGCGGGCGCAAGGTAGGAACATAGAGGGGGGACTTGCCGCTTGACCTGCGGACTTGCGTTGTGCAAACTTGCGCCGTCAAGTCAAGAGCGCACAGCGCCAGACCGGGAGGTCAAGATGCAAGAGCCCCTGTTTGAAGACTTCGTGATCCTCGATGCCCGCCGCGTTTATTTCGGCCTCGGGCATGACGGGCTAATCAAAATCGGCACCACGAGCCGCAAGTCCGGGCGTCGTGGCGGCGAGATGCACTTCACCGAACTGTGCTCGGTGCGCGGGGGTAGGACCGTCGAAGATCACTACCACGCCAAGTATGCGGCCGAGCGCATCGGCAAGACCGAGTGGTTCAAGCTGTCCAACCGGCTCGCGTTCAACCTCATCACCATGTGCATCGAGCAGGGCCGGACGGGATCGGCTGAGGTGCTGAAGTCCATCATGCTCGGGCGACTGCGGAAGGATGCGGCCTAGCCGGGAAGCGCAGCAGCCTGAGCCGGGCTGCTTTAATCAAACGGATGGGGAGGTGGCGATGACGGCACTGCCGAATGACCACGTATGGCGCTGCGACTGCGGCGACGGCCATTTCCTGACCCTGTGGTGGTGGCCGGATGACCCGCATGACCGCGCACTCACCGTTGAGGGCTACCTCGGCGTTGAAGGCGACAACTCCATGCGGCTGCGGGACCGGCTGGTCCGAGCGTGGCGGCTGATCCGCAACGGCCACTCGGCCTCCGGGGTCGGCCTCATTCTGGACGAGGCGACGGCGGCAGACGTCAACCGGGCGCTTGCCGAGTACCTGGCTGACATGCGCCGGGCGAGGCGGCTAGCCGAAGTTGGCCTAGATCCTTCTCCCCGCTAGCCAGTCTTTCCCCGTGTACCCGTACCTTCCCCCGCCTCCTTGCAGGGCCGCGACGCGGGCAAGGAACGCCTCCGGGCTCGGGCTGCACTTGGGGCACGACCTCTCACGCGGCGTGTAGGTAGCACCGCAGTCCGGGTTGGCGCAGGTCTTCAGGTAGGCGGCCGACCAGGGGACACGGGCGGGCATCCCCCCGGCATGCCTGGGAGGCATCGGGGCGACCTCGGCACCGCAATTACCGCAGCGCTTGTCCTTGTCCTCGTTGACCCGCGCCCCGCACTTGGAGCAGTCCCGGAAGCCGTAGACGATGCCCCAGTCGCCCTGCGAGCCGCCGGCGAGGTGGATCATGGCCCAGACGAACGCGTCGGCCCGGTCATCCTTCATCCGGGACCGGTCGTCATCCTCGGTCATCGCGGAGAGCTGGTCCTCGAGCTTCTGGAACGAGTCCCCGACCATGTGGATGCGGCCCTGCGCGAACAGCGACGAGGCACCCTGCGCCCGCGACACTTTCCCCTTCATGCCCGACACGGTGCGCAGCGCGATGTTCGGGTCGACGGTGTTCAGCAGCGACCGGATGAAATCCCCGGCCACGTTCACTTCCGCCACCACGCAGTCGGCCTCGTGGCGGTAGTAGGCGTTGGCGATCTGCTGCATCTGCTGCTCGGGGGTGAACTTCCCCGAGCAGTCCGCGAGGCAGTAGAAGTCGCCGTCATCGCCCTCGGCCATGACGACAATCCCGGACTCGTCGCTGGAGTCCTTGCTCGTGGTGGCCGGGTCGTAGGCGACGACGGTGCGGCGCCACTGCGGGAGCTTGTCCCTGTCGGGGAAGACGCGCGTCTCGGAGAACTGCTCGATGGGGAACAGGCACCCGTCCGCCTCGCCGACCAGTTCGCCCTCGAGCTCCTGCCTGAGAAGGTACGTGCCGGCGTACTTGCGCTCCAGCGCCTCCCGCTGGCGGCGGGCGAAGTGCGGGTTCTCCCGCGTGTGGCCGCGGGTGACGTGGACGGCGGTCTCGGTCTCGTTCTCCGCGTCGGCCAGCAGGTCACGGATAAGCCGGATCCGCTTCGGCGTGGTCGTGATGACCATGCGGGGGTTCTCGCCCTTGCGCAATGCCGGCATGAGGCCCTCGTGGTAGAAGGCCATGTACCGGATGACGGCGAGCTCGTCGAACCAGCAGTAGGACAGGTTCTCCCCGCGGATCGAGTCGGGTTTCTCGGCGCTGAAGCCGCGGATCTTGGACTCGTTGGCGAGCAGGATCTCCAGCCGGTTCTTGTTGTAGTCCTTGATCTCGGTGCCGTTGCGGCGG